CCTCCTCTGACGACCCCTTTAACAGCGTACAGAGATTTACCTGGCCGTCCTCTGTCAACAATTGGCTTTCCCATTTTGAGATATTTGAAACGATCAATCTTGCCAAACACAGTATCTGTGTCATCAGTCAACTGCAAATTTAGTGAGGCTGTTGGCCCATCCTTGATTTCGTAGCCTCTGCGTTGAACATTAATCACTTCATTCTCATCACGTGGATTTATCTTGGATGTTGTGCAGAAAACCATCACTTCATAATCTTTCTCCATGATCTTAATATCAATGATCGGAGTTGGAGGAGTGATTATGTTGCGTGCGCTGGGATCAGGAATGAGTCGTTTAAAGGCATCACCTATTGGGTATAATGTATCGATCGGCGTGACAATATCCTTACTTAGCATTTTCTGAATTTTCTCAGGCAATGGCACATTATTCTTCCGCGCATCAAGTATTGCTGCCAGCGTCTTTGGCCCAATACCTTTGATATTTGTCAATGGGCCAATCAGCACAGGTTGTTCTAAAAGCTCGCCATCAACTTCCCTATAATCAACTGTCCATGCCTCTCCACTTAACTCTGGGGAGAACGGTTCATAGCTGTATCCTTCAGAAACAATTTCACGGAGCAACTGTATCTGCCTATCTGGATCCTTTTCGTGGGACAGGGTAGCTGCAGCAAATTCAAAAGGATGATGAGCCTTAAGCCAACAGCACCAGTAGGAAATAAGACCATATGCAACAGAGTGAGATTTATTAAATGACCATGCTCCATAAGCACAAAGATCGTCCCAAACTTTGTTGGCATCATTTGGGTTCACTCCCTTGGCAATTGCTCCCTTCTTCCAGGGATCCCCAAATTGATCAAAGTATTCTGTTCCCAGTGATCGGCTCATGGCTTTGCGCAAAGCAGTAACCTGTCCCCAATCGAGTCCGCCAATATTGCGACCAATCTCCATTACCTGTTCTTGGTACAGAACGATGCCAAGTGTGTCATTCAGATAAGGCTCAAATACTGGATGCGGGTAGGTTACGCTATTGATACCATTCTTACGTCGAATCCACTCATGCGCACCGCCACTGGCCAAAGGTCCAGGGCGACCTAGGGCTGTAACTTGGACAATATCATTAAAGTCAGTGACTTCAAATTGCTTGCAAATTGATTGTAGCGCCATGCCATTAAACTGGAAGATGCCAGCGAAATGCCCTTTATTAAGTACTTCGAACGAATCCTGATCGTCGAGCGATAAGTTCTCCAGCGTGTCTCGTGCCAAACCAGCCATGTCCAGCGCATCTTCAAATACAGACAACTGTGTCAGACCCAGCGCATCAATCTTCAGGAGGTTGATAGCTTCAGCGTCATACTTGTCACACATGGTTGCACCAGAACGATGATCAACGGCTACAAAATCTGTGATGGGCTTTTCGGCAATCACAACAGCAGCAGCATGCTGAGAGTAATGACGTGGGTGGCCTTCCATTGACGCTGCTACGATCATGGCTGGATACTTTTCAAGTAACTCTTTCCCTGCTGGCATTGTTTTGAGTGTGTCTTCAAGTGTGAGAAGTGCACGAGAATCACCACTAGATCGTTCAATCAAAGATTCAGCAACTGCATCACACATCCATCTGGGTGCACTCAGAGCAGCACCAGACTCGCTAAGCGCTGAGCGAGATTTGTACATCGCCACAGTGCCAAGTCTTGCTACCCTATTTTCGCCGTACTTGTCAGACATGTATTTAAAGACCATGTGGCGATGCTGATCAGAAAAATCTATATCGATGTCTGGAAGATCGTTACGGTTGATATCAATGAATCGTTCAAATATGAGACCATGAGGAATGGGATCAACAGTGGTAATTCCAAGCAAGTAGCAAACAAGGCTCCCGCAACTAGAGCCACGAGCAGGACCGACAATCATTCGAGAACGAGCAAATTCACAAATATCTGAAACGATATAAAAATAGTCTTCATACTCTTTTTCTTCAATTAGTGTTAGCTCATGGTGAAGACGCTTTCGATAAATTGAATCTTTCAAATTAACTCCAAGCTTCTCTGCCCCCTTCTCGCACATCTTGAGTAGAGGCACTGGCCGTTCTGGAGCGAGCAGCTTGCCATGCTTAAGCTTAGCGGTGCAATTTTTAAGTATCTGTCGACTATTTTTCCAAATATCATTAAGTTGCGTCTTAGAAAATCCTACATAAGATACAGCTTCTTCCCACTCGTCTTGCGTAAGTATGTGCTGTGGGTAACTTTGCATTGAGCTATTTCTACCAGCAACAACTTCATAAAAACCATTTTGCTCAGGAATGGTAAATACATTCTCCCCAACAGCCAAGAAGGGGATCTTCTTGTTCTTGATGGCAGTGACATATCCACGAGAACAAGCTGGTGAAAGCCCAGCAAACAAATCTGTGCCGTGATCAACGTGATCAAGTTGAGATTTATATCCCATGATCTTGAATACACCTGGAGCATGACAGGCTTGTTCGTAAGTCAGCAATGGCTGATAGCGGAATTGTCTAGTGGCTATCTCAGTTAGACGATTGATGTCGCCGATGTCATTTTGAGCAAGAAACACCCAATGATCAACTGTTGGGCGTTTAGCATTGATGCTATCAGTTACGGCCAATTCTATTCCGAACACTGGGCGAATCTTTTTATCTTCACACAAGTGATTCCATTTTACCCAGCCAAAGGTGGAGGCTCTGTCAGTGATAGGTGCTGCAGAATAATTGCATTTTTGCAATCTAGCAATGACGTCTCGTAAATGGCCAACAGAGTGGCGAAACGAGTAACCTGTTCTGGTTCTTAACAATTGAGTGCTCTTCGAAGAGCTATTGTTTTAGTCAAAGCAGTATTAATGAGTTTGCCATCCTTAATTATTTTATAGTACCCAACTCTTGCCCCATTCCCTTCTCTGACATCAGCGAACCGTATAAGAACATGGCGTGTGTTTGAATAGCTGCTTATTACCTTTTCATCTTCCTTTTTGATTAGGTCCATATCTCTTCCAGCTTGCCATAATTTATGTTGCCTTCTAAAATCTTTTTCAGATCGTCGAGTCATTATATATCTCCTCTATTCACCATTTCATTAAAACACCTAACAAGTGCCGCCACATCTGTTTTAGCTCTGTGAGCATCAGTAAAAATCTCGTCAAATAGGTATTCGTGAAGTTTGGTAAGGTTGAGCCGATGACCCTTGTAATGTTCAGAAGCTTCAATTGTGCAAATAGATCTGGTCGGCCATGGAAGGTCCATCTGTGCATGCTCAAATTCGATTTCAAGCATCGTCTTGTCGAATTTAATATTATGGGCTGCAATAGCGTCCACTGATTCAAGAATTTTGACAAGGCCATCAATTGATTCTTTGAAGGGAGGTTCAGATCGTAAGTCAACATCTGTCAATCCCGTGATCTTCGTTATAACTGGTTCAAGACTGAATCCAGGATTGGACAGGAAATGTATTCTATCTTCACATGTGCCTTTAGAGTTAATCACTTCTCCATAAAATTCAATCACTCTAGGCTGCTGATCTAATGGAAGAAGCCTATTCTTTACTAGCCCAGTCGTTTCTGTGTCAAACACAAATGTCTTCTTCATCCGCCAATGACCTCAGCTGCACCATCTAAAGCATATTCTAAATTGTCTAATTCCTGCAGCATCATTGAGTAAACTGCCAAATCATTGAGTGAATCTGCATGGCCACCTCTGTGGAAATTTTCTACATAACGAGAAAGTTTAGCCACCATCTGTACAAGAATGCCGATACGATTCCAATCTTCTGGACTTTTAATTGTGTTGGGCATGCCTTGCTGCAAGGCCATCATAATGGATCCAAAACATTTATAATTATCACCATACAATTTGTTGCGTTCGGTATATAATTCTGCTGCTTGGATTAGCATTTCTGGCACAGTTCTTAAATCAGCGGTCTTACTCATCAATAGCCTCCTGGCCTGACTTGCCAACATTTGTAACCCGAATTGCGCCATTCCTCCACGACCTTGTCCCTATCATCAAGAACGAAAAGAATCTGAAGACCAGTTTGGTGACAATGCGCCTTCAGCATCTCGATCTTTAAAACGTGATCTGGTCTAAAATCACCCTCTGGTCGCATAATCACTTGATCGAATGGAAAATTATATTTTTGAAGCCAGTCATACGTAAGGTTACGAAATGCTTCATTGCGACCTGTCAAAGCAATAATTGAAATGTCATTAGCATGCTTGACCAAATGCTGCACAAACCAACAGACATCAGGATTAGGCTCATCCTCAATAAGCTTGCTGTGGAATTTATTCCACTCTCGATTTCTGGCGAAGTGCTCACGGTGTTTGGAATCACAAAGTGTGCCATCCAAATCAATCACAATTGCCTGTTTCATCAGAATGGCATCTTCATAAGTTGGGTAACGAGAGCGAGATTTCGTTCTTTGACACCCATGATAACATTAAGACCAACATGAAACTTCCATTCAATCTTGTTTTTGTTGTAATATGGATTGCCAAAAAGCACACGCCAAGTTTCCTCACAAAACACATGCTTGTGGTCAAGATCATGTGCTGCCATTTGGGATGTATAATAGGGCACCACAATATTGACAACACCACCCACTATCAGGACTCGTTGAAAATCTTGCAGGACCCGAACTGGGTTCTGAACGTGCTCAAGAAAATGATAGGCATGAATACAACTCACGCTATCATCAACAAGAGGCAATGACTCAGCATCGGCATCCCACTCAGGATAGTCGAATGGAGTTGCACCTTCAATTTCTTTATTTCCTGCGCCAACATTAATGGCTTGGCCTGTCTTTGGATCATTGGCCACTGGATCTATATCTCGATCCATTCCCAGCTTGAATAATTCTTGGAGCTCCATCAGCTTGCCCTCATCTTATCAACTAATTTCACCATGGCAGTACGCTCATCAGTATTTAACCCAGAGGCATTGGCAATGTTTTGGTACAGATCATCTGCAGCTTTGTCAAAATCTTGATTGAAGAATATTTGTGCCCAGTTGTGCACTTCAGTGATGCAAGTTTTGATCATTGAAATGAAATCACGATATTCACCTTGCACTCTTGGGGATGATCGTTTTTGGATCATTTCTGTTATTGTGCGCAAGTTGGCACTCATTACTATATTGGTATGGATATTTGTTGGCAATATTCCTCGAGCATCTTCGATTGCTGCACCATGCTTGATCAAATCATCATAAGCACCAGACACATCTTTCATAGCATTTTGATAAATTGCATTATTGGATTGATCATCAATCACTGTCGGTCCAGTGCTATACGTCCATCCCTCAACATTCAATACACGCATGGTTTGCTGAGCAAAGGAAGCTGTTCTGGTACGAACCAACTGATGAGTAAATGCACGTGTCACGTTCTCGATTAAGAATGTATAGTGTACAAATTCCCAAGAGGATGGAATCGTATTTGCCATATAGGCCAGCTCTTTCATCTTTCTTTTCCAAGTCCATGCTCGAATTTCATTCATCAATCCTGGCTTCATCTCAAGACGTGTATTCTTGGTGAATATAAGCAAGTCAACTGCATGGTGCGGATGGGCACCCATGCCTGTATAATCGATTAAGGATACATTCATATTTGTCCCCTTCATATTAGGATGCGGTGGTCGCTTACCTTTCCGACCGATATACGCCTACAAAGGTCACTGTTCGGAGATAAGCTTGGTTGAGCTGACGCCACCGCTCGCCAGCCGGAGTAGAGGACCTTTGTAACTTATTCATTTCTTTTTAGCTTCGTACTGAGTAGCACCATTGGCCAAACGATGAATTACTCTGACATCATTAACAACATCATCAAGCAACAAGCCTGGACGCCAAGTGGCAAACCTGCCAAGTGAATAAACATTATGCTTTTCCGTTGCCCATAGGATAAAGCGTTGACGTTCATTTTCATCAATGGGCAGGATCTTAGCATATTTTTGTCGTCTGCATTCTATATCATCATGCAGACACTCAACACCCAAGACCCCTAGGTGCATTCTGGCATCTTGAATAATACGACGATGCAACTCCCTACGAGTGGAAAATTCATCTTCAGCAAATTGGCTGTGAGGATCCGGTATCTCCACAATTAGGCGATTATCAGTGATCGAGACTCGAGAATATGGATGAGTTGGCTCTGGAACATACACTGAACAATATGCTTCAACCTCTTGCAAGGTGCAGGTAAGGTTGAAACCAGAGACACTTCTGAATTGTGATTTTGTTTCCCATTCTAACATTTTCATAAGCATAGGCATGGGTAAAGTTGATATGATTGGTTCTCCATTTCCCTGAATGAGACCAATATCAAGGCATAAGCCAAAATCAATGGCTCCGACGCCAGCCGATTGTGGAGAGCACATATTTGCCATTTGCTGAACTAAATTTTGTGGTGCAATGTACCTGTCAACTTTGCCCATTCCACTTGATATTGAGCGCATTGAGGCATGACCATTGCACTTGACTGAATAAGCCATGGCCTCAGCCACCGGATTGCGCCAAGGCTGAATGGCCTTCATGACTGTGACTTTTTTAAAGGGAATGTTTAAAATGTCTGACACAGCCGTTGACCGAAAACGAAGAACAGCTGAATGATTATTAGGAAGACAAGGTTGAGCCTCCAAGATGGAAGAACACTCATTGCGTAACATGCAAGCCGCGAGCAATCCCGACATCCCAGCTCCTGCCACAATCATTCATCATCTCCTTTGATCAACTTAAATTTGGCTTCTTTGCCGACGTATAATCCCAATGCTTCAAAATCGATGGGATCACCGTCCTTCATGCGTTCACGAGCATACTTTTTTAAAGAGCCGGCATTAACAGCTGAAACCAAAGTTGCTGGATGGCCTTCTTTAATAAGACGCTTGGCCAATCTGACTGCATCTGCGTGCTTTGATATTCCAAACTGAACACCTAACACACTTTTAATCAGACCACCGCCATTATTCTTCTTAAGCCAATCGATGCCGATTTTCTTTTTTGCTTCATCCTTGGGCAATCCTCCGTGGACGAAATCTGTTAACTTTATGTCCCAACCTGCATGACTGAAATGATCAGATTGGATCTCAGCCATTATTTCTGGAATATGCTTTTCACGCATTTCCCGAGCAGTGATTTCAGCAGCTTTGAGGTCAGATGCCATTTGCTCAATATGTTCATTTAAAGAGATTGCTGTGGCTATCGCTTCACGTAATCTCTTGAGCGCATCAGGAGAGGCTTTCGCCTCTCCGTCAACGTCAAACGATAAAACGTCGTCAGTCACATCGCACCTTCTTCACGATCAACTCCGTCCATGTGACTAACATTGGCATTGATTTCACCAGAAGCCAACGAATCACAGAACCCCACAGCGTCTGCCAGGTAAGCTTTCCATTCTTTAGAAAACTCAGGCAATGTTTCTCCGCGCTCGATCCGCCAACCAGACCATTTACCCTCGTTGTTGGATTCTTCACCAGTGGTCAGTCTGTACGTGCGGAAGAATAATGCTGGCGTAAACACAGAACCATCTTTACGTGTTTGCTTTTCGCTAGTGGCTTGCGTCATCCAACGCTTCGAATGTTTCAGCTGCGTTGAAGCCATCGGGATGAATGACTTGCGTCCATCAGCTGAAAGATTCAATCCGAACCATTGAGCTGTCTCGGCAATGAGATTTCCCTCAGCTGTGAATGGCCGATTTTTCTCATCACGTTGACATGTGTCAAGAATTTCTGGACTTGAGTGAATCTGAACTAGACCCTTGCCAGACTTCCTTGGTGCCCACTCAATGTAATCCTTGCGCCAGAAGCAAGGCAGAAATACAATCTCGTCTGGAAACAAATCTCCAGTTCCAACATCGCACATATGACCAATCTGCGCTCCCTCAATATACTGAGGCTGAGATGGATCCAATTGTGGTGATAAGGCCTGAACGATTGCAAGCCTAGGAATGAGAAGATCAGAGCCGGTGACATTCTCCATGCCTCTTCCAGCTAGGTCTCCAAACTGATCAGGCACCGCAGCTGCGGTGCCCTTACGCTTTACGACTGATTTACTTTTAGCCAATTTACTTCTCCTGGTTTGTGGCTGGTCAGGTTCCAGCGGTTCGATTATTCCCCATTTTTATATAATTGAAAAATGTTTTAAAGCGATAGCGGAAAATAAGGAACCTCGGAACCATTGGCCAGTGCAAAACACTAATTTTCCAGATTTCAAGCCAAAAACATAAAAAAGGACCCCCAGGGGAGGCCAAGGAGTGCTGTTGAAGGAGGGTCCGGGTAGGGTTGCCCCCCAAGAAGGCTTAACTCTGCAGGTGCCTGCGTTTGTTGCCTTAGAAACGATTTCAAGGCAAATCGTTGATTTGGAAAACAGGGTAACTAACGATATGCGATTATTTTATCTGGATGGTGTTAAAACGCTTTTCTTTTATGCGCTTTTCAGCGATAATAGAATTATGGGAGGGGTCATATAGACCAAAACTCCAGTCGGATCCGAGATTCGGCCGCCGGGCACTATGAGGGCAGACCACTCCCCAACTCAGTTCTCGCGTTACCGGGCTCGAAGGCGCTGTTGCCGCGCGGCTCTGGGGTCAAGGAGAAAACCTAAAAATTTGAAACGCTCGTGACTCCTTTCTTTAAGGGAGTGGCGAGCGTCTGTCGCGCACTGGGCTGCCGGCACTGATGAGAATGCCCACCTGGAGGAAACTGAAAATGAAACAAGTCAAAATTGCTGAGTCCGCCAAAACCTACGCCACTGAGGAAAATGCCGTGAAGGCGATTTCCAAAGTTCTCCATCCTGATGATCGGTTCATGATGGTTCCGGTCGTGGTGACTCGTGATGATCCGTTTCTTGAAATCGTCCGGTTCGCTCCGGTCGTTCTTTTCAATTCAAACGGTGGCAGCAATCCGGGCAGTTACGCCCACGCTGGCTTCATGGTGGTCTGAAGGTGAAACGCCCAACTGGGCGTCTGGTCAGGGTGGTTCCTGATCACTGATGAGCTAACCAACTGGAGGAAACCGATGGCCAGAATCACTTCAAGGTATGCAACCAAGTCTGAGAAATTTGAAAATCTGCACAGTTCTGGCAATGTGATGAATGAGCGTGGTGATTGCTCAGTCGTCGCTCAAGCAGTTGTCTGTGATCAAAGCTATGATGATGCGCACGCTGCCCTGAAGGCAACTGGCCGTCAAAACCGCCGTGGCACCCACCATCAACAAAGTGTTGATGCAATCGTCCAGGCTGGTTTTGACGTCACGCTGATTCATCCTGATGAGTTCATCAGGCAATACCCTGGCAATCACAAAAATCTCAAATCAGTGACCACGCACCACATGGAGCGTTTCAACAAGGTGTGGCGTGACGGTTGCACCTACTTGCTCTTCACTAGTGGGCATGTGCTGGGTGTTGTTGATGGCGAAAATCATGACCACACAAAAGGTCGTGCTCGTCGGGTCATCTGCATCTACCGTGTTCACGGAAAAGGCAAACCTGCAATGAGCACATTCAGAAAACCAACTTCTGATCTTGGTCGCTTCTTCAAAATTTGAACAAGGTGAAACGCCCATGAGTGGGCGTCTGGCTGGGTGGTCCCCAGTCACTGATGATCCAACCAACCAACTGGAGGAAAAACGATGGCCGTTTATGAAAACACATATGAGGAATTGGTTCACCGTTTCCGCATCATGCGGCATGAGGAATTGCCAGAGGATCATAAAGCTGCTCTGCGCATTCATGGAATTGATCCTGATGACAATTGGTCATTGGTCTGGTCATTCCCGCTCAAAACTGATGCTGAAGAGCAGCTCAAGCTTGAGCAAGATCGGGCCGCATCCTGGCAAACCTACAGAATCCAGGACGGTGGAACTGAAATCACAGTAACTCGGCCCATTTGGTAAGATGAAGGTGAATCTGGTATGTACTATTTTGATCGTGAAATAAAAATAATGCGAGTGCTAGGATTTCGCCTTCCTCGCATTGTGCTTTGCACGCTGTGCAGCAATCAGCACTCTGGTCACCCTGGGGTGATGGAAGTTTGTTACGTGCTTTGGTCTCCATTCACAAAACCTTATCGCCACTGGGTGTTGTGATATTAGTTGAAACGCCCATGGCCGGGCGTCTGTTGGGAATGATCTCCCAGCACTGATGAAACAGATCATGGAGAAATCAAAATGACTAAAAAAGATATCATTGAGGCAAGCCGACGCCAATTACGAGGTGTCCCTCTTCGATCCCCGACCACTGAGGCAATGGCTGCTTCACAGTCAAGACGTGAATGTGCCCAAATCAATGTAAATCGACTTGAGGCAAAGTTAAATTTGCTTGAGATCGAAGTTCCTACCAGAGAAGGCCAAAAGGCCATTTTCGCCACCAAGGCGTCGTTGCGCCGCTGGCTGCGAGAGTTTCCGGATATGAATCCTGACTTGCTCAAAGCCATAATTCAGCCCTACCGTTATTAATTGGAGGACAACCGATGACACGCATCAAAAGAAATACCCCATGTTCGTATCAGCGCTTAGGAAGGGAAAACGAGCCAATAGGTAAGCCAGTTACTGGCTTGGTCATGAGCCATGCACGTGGCGTCGTCAAGATAAAGACGCCAGAAGGCAAGACGGTTGTCGCTGAGCAAGCAAGGGTGATAACCTATTAGTCGAAACGCCCACAAGTTGTGGGCGTCCGCAGGAGATGATCTACCTGCGCTGATGAGACAGATCATCTCTGGAGGAACTACGATGAAGCTATTCTTAACGCAAGTATTCAACCCTGACTGCAACTCGCCTGAAGACCCCAAGCATGTATTCAGGGTTGATAAAGCCATCGACTGTATCCGATTCAAAATCGGAGCGTTGCTGACGGAAGAACACGTCAACGACCTCTGTGAGATGGATAATTATACAGTCACAATTTCTTGATCGGAAGGAGGTGATTCCGGTGGTTGCGCATGAAGTTTACTTCAATAGCCAAATGGAGAAAGGTGCGTTCCTGGTAGGTCAGTCAATTGACTTCTGGGGAAGCATGAAGCAAGTTCTCGACTTTTATGAGATTGCATTTGGCTACAACATCATAGACCGCACAGAGATGGAAGCTGTGCGTGTGTTCATTGATAACCAACCATAGTCGAAACGCCCAGCCTGAGAACTGGGTGTCTGCAGGATACGGCCTACCTGCACTGATGAGACAGGCCAAATTTAGACTCTTTATCGGAGAGCTAGCATTACACAGGAGGACAATATGTCCCATGAAGTAGAAACGATGGCGTATGCGCATGCAGTTCCTTGGCATGGTTTGGGTGTCAATGTCGACCCTAAAATCCCAGTTGAGGAAATGCTCGTGGCCGCTGGCCTTGATTGGCAAGTGGTTCTCAGGCAGCTGTACTTTGAATTGCCACCTCTTCCCATGAGCAGCAAGAAGGGTGATTCGTCCTATTCCAAGGTTCCTGATCGCTTTGCTCTTGTGCGTGATCTTGATAACAAGGTCATGACTCTGACTGGCAAGTCTTGGAAGCCACTGCAGAATTCCGACATGCTCGGATTCATGCGTGACTACGTCAAGGCTGGTGGAGCCACTTTGGAAACTGCTGGCGCATTGCGCGGTGGCAGAGTTGTTTGGGGATTGGCCAAGTTGAAGCACAGCTACGAAGTTCGTAAAGGCGACACAGTCAACGGTTACCTTCTGATCACATCTCCGCATGAGGTCGGCAAGGCAATCACCGTTCGCACAACGACTGTTCGCGTAGTTTGTGCTAATACGATGGCTCTGGCCAATTCATCCAGCACCATCCACTACAGTCAGAATCATCTGTCAGAGTTTAACACTGCTGCAGCCAAGGAACATGTTGAAGCTGCGGTTGAGCAACTGCGTGAATGTGAGGCAAGATCCAAGCTGATCGCTAAGCTCAAGATCAATCTCGAGGACACAGTCAAGAAAGTTCTCGTGCCAGTGTTTCATCAGGCAGTTGCTGCAGACGATGATCTCATGAAGGAAATCATGCAGATCGAAAAGCAACCAAAGACTCTTCAGGAGATCATACACTCCATCAATGAAGGTCCTGGTGCAGTTCCAGGCACAGGCTGGGGCGTCCTCAATGGCGTAACCCATTGGGCCGATCACGTTGCAGGTCGTGAGCAAGGCTCGCGCATGTGGCGTTCTTGGGTTGGCGACAATGCTCGTCGGAAGCAAGAGACCGAATCAATTCTTGTTGATCTCGCTGCCTGATCCACAACTCGATTTCCTCCAAACTCAGGGCACCCTTCTGGGTGCCCTCTTTTTTTTATGTCTGGATTGCTTAGATCACCATTAACCCTTTTCTTTAATTATTTAATCAGCGATAATAATTTCGTTAAAATTCCCACAACATGGAGCTTATTATGCCCAAATTAAATCTGGTTGAAACTGTAACCAAACCTCGTGGACGCATTTCCGCATTTGTTGGTAAAAAACTAACCATGGCCGATGGAAAGAAGAACAACCGCAGAGCAGGAAGCCATGGCAGCAAGTCTCTCGAAATCATCCTTAAAAAGCCTGGAATCATCTTTGAAGATTTTATCAAGGCTGGTGGAAGAAGTGTCGATTTGCGTTGGGATATTAAACGTGGCAACGTTGTAATAACGTAAATAACAAAGGTTCCACGGTTCTTATTTATTTAAGGATCCCGAAACTTCAGGAGTATTACTTCCTTTCATAAATTCCTATAGAGTCTTGAAAAGCTAGAAAAATAGGAACCGTGGAACCAGCTTGTGGAGTGTGCAAATGATCTTGCAAATTGAAGAAAAACGAGCCACCTTATTCACTGGAGTGTCCCCGTTGGTCCTGTCGATTCTGCCTAAACTTGAAGGTCGCAGATCATGGCTAAAATCTGGCGGTCTGGCTCTTGAACCAACAGAACATAATATACGCATACTTGAATCAGAAATGCCAGATCTGCAAGTCAAACGACCTGTGGATCATACACTAGAATTTGATTCAAATACAGAACCTGCCAAGCATGAATACAAAATCAAGGTTAAGCCATTCCCCATGCAGAAGCGTGCACTAAAGAAGATGCAAAACCGCAGAGACTTTGCATTGTTCATGGAACAGGGAACAGGCAAGACCAAAATATACATCGACCGTTCTGGCCAATTGTGGTCACAAGGATTGGTAACTGGTGTGCTCATTATTGGAAAAAAGGGTGTTCATAGACAATGGACAGATGTTCAAATACCCAAACATTATGGCGCAAATAGTTCTGCTGCATATTGGCCATTGCAATCACAAAAGGATTATGGAACCGAGCCAGGACAAGTTGGCGCAGACTTGACAGAATTGCCTCCCAAGTTGCTTCCTGGAAATGAAATTAAGTTCCTCTCCCTAAATATCGATGCTATGAAAGCCAAAGCTGGCTATGACATGTGTGTGAAATTTATGCGTGCTCATAAGGGCAAATGCATGATGCTTATTGATGAGTCACAGGATATCAGGAACACAAAATCACAACGATGGAAGGTAGCCAATAAGTTGGGCCAAATGGCTGCTTACAGAGGGATGATGACTGGCACTCCAATCGGTAAGGATCTGACCGAACCGTGGGCTCAGTTCAAATGGCTGGATGAGAGCATTATCGGTATCAAATATATCACTCACTTTAGGAATGAGTTCTGCATCATGGGAGGCTTTGAAGGAAGGCAGATTGTAGGTTCAAAGAATGTTGAACAATTTCAGAAATTGGTTGAACCATACTATTTTCGTGCTCTTAAAAGTGAACTTGGGATCATGCCCAAAACCTATGAAGAGTGGAAATTTGATCTGGCTCCGAGCCAAAAGAAAATGATCAAAGACATCAAGCGAGATCTCTTGACTCAAATTGACAATGGATCAGTCACAGCAGCCAACGCTGCCGTAGCATTTATGAAAATGCAGCAAATCAGCAATGGCTTCATCATAGATCAAGATAGGGTCGTTCATCAAATATTTAAGAGCCCAAACGAAAATCCACGTATAGAAGCCATGCTTCAATATCTTGATACCATCAGTGGAAAGGTTACCATTTGGGCCAGATTCATAGAAGATTTCAAGCAAATATCTTTGGTGCTAGGGGACAAGGCTGTTCATTATCACGGTTCATCAAATAAACAAACAGAAGCCAAAAACAGATTCATTGAAGATGAATCTATTCGCTACTTCTTGGGCAATCCACAATCAGCTGGTGCCGGAGTTGATGGTTTACAAGCAGTTTGCGACAGAGGACTGTATTATTCCAATTCTGACAATTCAATTGATCGTTGGCAATCTGAAGATAGAATTCACAGAGCCGGAACCGTTGGTTGGGTAGTTTTGACAGACCTTCAGGCCAAAGGCTCTCCAGATACTGTGATTAGAAGACGTCACAGTACGAAACGCTTTCTCAGCCAAATGACGCTGGGAGATCTTAAGGAGGCATTAAATGAAATTGAGCAAAACTGAACGATTAATTGTAAGCTGTTTTGTGGATGAGCCAAATGCAACATTCACAATAGATGAATTATCAGAAGCGATCTATGTTAATAGAAATAGACCAAAGTATTGGTACCAGTCTGTGTCTGCAATAATGAGAGTGTTAATTCTAAAATTGAGAGCAGAATCTTGTCGGACTAATATTATTAGAAATTCAGGCTTAGGATCTGGCCAAAAAGCAAGCTACAAACTAGATATATAACGTTCTATTTTATGATCTGTGTATCTGTGTATGCTAACTGATCGAATTGCAGTATCCTCTTCTCCAATGTGGGTGATGCGTGTTACGTGTCGACCAAGAAAAGGATGAGATGGGATACAATCAGAACCATTCTTGTAAAGCATTACAGGAATTTTCTGTAGCCATTTTTCAAGACCATTACCGTATTGCGGTGGAGGTGATCCAAAACAAGTCAGTCTGAGTTGGTTTTTTCTTACTGCCCAAGGAGCGTCCTTGGCGATCATACAGGTGAATATAGTAGCCTGTGCACCACCTAATGAATGACCAGTGAAAGTGATATCTGAACATATTCGAAGAACCGATATCACATCCCCAAACATGATTTCATACATCTTCCTTGTCTCCTTTAAAAAGCCTGCATGGCACCAGGCCTTGATCTTATGGGAATACCAAGGAGCAAATCTCATGTCTGTCAGAATATCTCCAAAATGTTTTTCTGTTCCCCTAAAAGTGCAGCTAGCATTCTTAGCGTTGTCCATTCTTAAAAGTGCTTGACTGTTACCAGCCACATGCGTTGGCACATTCTCATTATACACTTCCTGAGAAGAGAGAGCCAGCTCTTTAGTGGTGATCATTTAGTAGTATTATGCTTTGCGGGTTGGTCGTTTTCTTCTGCGACCTACGCCAGCTGTATTCATCGCAATGGCGACTGCTTGACGTTGTGGTCTGCCAGCTCGCATTTCTGTTTTGATATTCATCGAGATTGTTTTTTTCGATCTTCCTTTTTTCAGAGGCATAATCTATTCTCCAACAATAGTTTTTGCTTTTTGTTGTTCCGTGTAACTTGCGTACACACCACCCGCGCTGGCAGCAAGACCAGCCATGGTAGCGGCAGTAACACAGCCCGAAAGTACGAATCCTACGATGATTACAAATGCGTATCTCATTACCAATCCTTCCTATCTCTGTCTGTGATGGTTATATTCACTTGCTCACCTATCTTAAATGCAGCAAAAATATCTTTGGCAATTTCAACATACGCAGATCGTGATTGTTGTATGTTCATTCCTTCTGCCCGTCTTGCCATAGCACCATACCCAACCAAGATACAACCACTGGAATCATTGTCAGTATTACCAACATGGATATAAACATATTCAAAGTTTGGTACATCAATAATCCATATCATTCCATCGTGCCAAGTACCAAACCTCTTCCCATACCTATCAGCCATTGGACTGTTTGTGCGTAGCGCAACTCGGTACTCACCTGCTGGTATTCGTGTTTCTCCGGTAACCTTTTCCAATCGAAACTCGTCTTCACAAGTGAATGTCCTAAATATGCCATTAATCCAAAACAACCCAATCGTAGTATCTGCATCGGACGCTATACGTTCAACAAGAAGTTCCATCATATCTGGCCCATGAATCTATTTCCCGTTAAATTTATCGCGTAGTTTGTTTGTAAAGTTCCATAATGCTCCAATTTGTTTGGACAAAACGTCTAATTCACTCCGCTGTCTAACTGTCTCGACATAGGTATCGCGTCTTCTTAGCTCATTCGTCAGACTATCAAGATCCTTTTTAAGACCTCTCACCTCGGATTCAAGTCGAACAGCAATTATAACAATTCCACCTACGAATAGAATTTGATGCCAATATACTTTCAATATTTCCATGCATCTTCACCAATCACTCTCTTATTATTTGCTATTTATTGGTTCTGTTGCATCAGTTTTCTTGGGAATCATCCACCAATCACCAGCAGCAGTGATACATGCTATATCGTTATTATAAGTAATAATAATCGTCCAAGTAGTCCCATCTGATCTTCCAAGGAACTCTATCATTGATTTAGTCATATTGCTGTGTGCGACCATAGCAACAGTTTCGCCGTGTGTTTTATTCAACATTTCTACCATAATATCTCGATTGGTACAATTTCTTGTCTGACTATTTGCAGCCTCTGATATTATAAAGATAATTGTCAAGACAATGACAACCAATAGTATGAGCCTAAAGCGGAATACGGTGCTGTCACTAACCTGATATTTCACGATCGGAAGATTCCGAAGTATTCAAGAATTGCCACTACAAAACCAAGACTAAGAAATCCAGTTGCACCTTTCGCTATACTTCTACTGGTTTCTAACGATTCAATCCGCTCCGAATGATCTTTGTCACGTTCATTCGTTCCTTTGATATGAGCATTTAAGTTATCATCGATACCTTTAACGATCTGTACAGTTTCGCCCATACGATAATATAGCTTTTGCATACTAACTTTACCATTGCGCTTTTCTGTCCAATCGCTGCTCATTCAATCTACTCCGGTTTAGGATATTTATCTTTTACAGCCTTGATCTGTTCTTTCCATCCTTCGATTCCATCATGATATATCTTATCCAGTTGATCCGCGATTGGTGGATACGCAACGGCTCGTTTCTTTTGGTATTCTATACTTTCAAGATACTCTTCGTATTCGGTAATCCACGCCGATTGATTTTCTTCAGATGGAACACCATCAGGGTGCTCAATTAATACGTCATTTTCTACGCGTACTCCAGATAAAATCCCAAATTTCCAGTTAATTGCTGCGTGTATATTACTCATGATCCATCTATCTCCAACAAAGTTATTGATGCCCGACTCCGGGCACCGTAACTAGCATCGGTATCGTTCTCGGTCCTGTTAAAATAAATTGTGCCACTATAGGTATCCCCAAGAGTAGCTTTCAGTTGATATGTTAGTTCGCTTGTCGATGATGGTGAATCAACATAGTGGAATGATACAGGCCATTGTTCAAGCGCGTAATTAGCTTGGCTAGAAGGTAAGATTGCTATGTTACCTCCAACGCGAGCACTAACGTCAGCAGCGCCTAGCTTTGTCGAGTCTCTGAATAAAGCTACGTGCATTGTCGATACGACACTTTTGGCAAGAACTGTGTTCACAATTGCCAAAATCTTTGAACTAGTAGCCCCAGGCGTAATCGCTGCTACAACACCGGTGATGTTTGCAAAAGCATCTGTTGAAGACGATGAAAACGATCCAGTTGTGTCCGACTCGACTGCTACAACTTGCAAGATTTTACCACCTCCAGCTGCTTGGAATGTCGGGGCTGCACCCGCACCAGCAGAGGTCAGCACATCTCCAGACGAGCCAGTGGCAACAGCGGCTGGATTGCCAGATGCATCGTAAGTGATAAGATTACCATCTGTACCCGGAGCCATTTTAGCCAAGGTTACGGCATCATCTACAATTTTAGCAGTAGTCACGGATAGATTAGGAGGTGATCCACCCTGTACTAGAAAACCTGTCATGTCTATTATCCTCTTAATTTAATTATGAAAGTATCGGCCAAATTGGTGCATTAGGATCTTCTGTATTAGCTGGTAAATCTCGAAGAGCCGCTCTATATATAGTCTGAGCTTCTGTCATTGTTGGCGAGTCGCTTAAAGACCACCAATCTGTCGAAGCAAGAAGCGTGTTTCGGTGTTTCCGTAGTGTTGCCCACAATTCAGCAGATTCAATAACTGATTTATTAAATACACCACCATCCCATGTATCTCCCGGTCCACCTTCACCGGCATCAATGACTTGATGATCTTCTGGCGGAGACCATTCGCCCGGTGCGTTAGTCCAATCGTCAGGAACTATAGCAATATTTACTACTTTACCAGTTCCATCTATTACTGCTTTTTTCATACCTTATCTCCTACTACCACGATGTAACTCTTAGTTGGCCAGCTGCACCTGCTCCTGAGTTGGAAGAACCTCCTCCACCGCCTCCAGCCCCACCGGGTGCTGTTCCTGCAATACCCGCTGTACCATCTCCTATACCTCCTGCTCCGCCATTTCCGCCGTGGACACTTACACCACCAGCTACTCCTGTGCTATCTTCTCCGCCGCCGCCTCCGCCACCGCCATACAAAGATGCGCCACCGACTCCAGCATCGGTTCCGTTTGACCCACCTCCGCCGCCGCCGCCGCCAATTCCAGCTTGACCACCGGCTCCTTCTTTACCGCCACCTCCTCCTCCAAACCAGTTGGCTGCACCAGCGTTATTAATACTACCACCTGCACCACCAAAAGTTCCAGCATCGGCTCCTACATTCCCACTTAATGTGCCGCCTACTGAAACAGGTGAACCCCCGCCTCCGCCGCCGCCGCCGCTCGTTTCCGAAGCTCCGCCTCCGCCGCCGTAAATAGTGAATTTCGAGCCTAGCGTAGTATTACCGCCTGCATTTCCATTTGTTGAATCACCCGTAATAGCTGTACCGCCCGCTCCAATCGTCACAGTTTCTGTTGAGCCTAGATCACTTATATTAAGAACAACCCAAGAGTATGTTCCGCCACCACCACCGGCTCCACCAATACCACTAGACACTCTGCTACCAGAACCACCACCACCCCATCCTTCTACAAGAGCAAGAGTCTTACCTGATGCTTTCGTCCATGTTCCACTAGATGTAAATGTTTGTATATCAGTTCCCGCAGCAGTAGCAAATGTTGGCGCTGCTCCTGCACCATTTGAAGTGAGTACGTGCGTTGCTGTTCCAACAGCGACAGTAGCAGCAGTTGCATCCGCAGCCCATGTAATCAACTGGCCATCTGTTCCATCAGCAAGATCACTAACAGCTACGCTGGTAAGACTAGTGCGTCCTGAGAGAAACCCACTCATGTCTGGACCAAGTACGAAAGACTTGCCTCTAAGTTACTAGCGTTCTCTGCGTCAAAGTGAATTGCATCGTTCGAATTTAAAACAACTTTACCCTGAAGGACACTTAAACTGTCATTAACAGGAACTTCGATCTGATGGCATAGTTCACTATTTACCCCACCTGATCTGACAATATCTACAGTAACCCACGATCCGTCAGTAGCATGGATATTTGCGACCGTCACACCGATAAGGGTAATAGTTTGAGAACTGCTTGCAGTAAGACCCGCAGCCATTGTCGTGGTGATAACATAACCTTTACCAGTAAGAACTTCAGACATTTTATTATCCTCCTAGTGCTATGGCAAGGCCAAGACCGATGCCGGCTGGTTTGCTTAGTTGAGTCATCTGGAACAATGTTCCATCATATAAAAGCTCAAACCAATCATTGGCCAAAATGTCATTGGCAGCAAGAGCAGTGTCATTGAGCTGAATGGCCTTAACAGCCACAGAATTGATATTAACCGTGGTTGCTCCGGTATTAGGGCTGCTGCTCGCCTTGAATAATATTCGCATTCCGGTGGTATAGGCTGTGATGGCAATAGGAATGGTTAAAAGCAAAGCATCCGCTGTTCCTGTGGCTATTCCTCCATAGACTAATTCGCCAGAAGAGATTTGATTAATGGCGGCATAATCAGTTAAGGCAGCGCCATCTCCGACTCCGGTATGGCGATATGTCGCCATCGGGAGATTGGCAGTAATAGGAGTTACACCATTTTTAGCAATAGAACCAGTAAGAGCAGTGGCGATATCACTCAAATCAGAGTTCACCGCAGTTTCTGAAATCACTGTACCAAAAACAAATGCCGCTTCTGGTAAAGTATAAGTGCCTGATCCATCACGTGCCATTATCGTGCCTGTCCTTTCTCATACAATTCTCTTTCAAGTCGACCCATCATGGCAGCTGGATTACGAACTTGATGGCCAGCCAGTCTCCGAGCCATCGGTGTATTAATTGCTTGACCTGCTGTCCGCGCAGCATCTACACCTGCCCTTGTTACTCTTCCTCCTGCGTGAAGAGCCTCTCCAACTAGCCTTGGTGAAGTTGTTGCTAGTGCTGGTACCATCCACCAAGGAACTGCTCCTGTAGCGACCGCTGCTGTTGTACCTAGCCCGACAGCAGCAGTGCTAGGTCCTTGCATTCCTCTTGGGGTCCATGTATTGGCAGCGGTGCCAGCAATATGAGGTAACAAATCTGGAGCACCAGATTCAGTTAATATTTTAACCAATTCTTGACGTTTACCAAAATTGGTATTTACATTATTTCTCATGGCAGATGTGAGTTTACGTAAAGCAGTATCTGCTGATCTCTTATTGCCAAGGCCAACCGATCTCTCAATCTCAAGTATGAGATCGCTCATATTTTCGTAGTCAGACATAGCCTTGCCATACTCAGGAGCCTGTTTTACAATTTCATTCTTTATGGCATGATAAACCTGATCAGCTACGATACGGCTAGGCGTACCCCACTCTGTCGATTCCCTAATATCACCAACCATCTTTTTAAGAGCATCAAGTCCCATTGGGGTATGAAACTCTGTCGGATCCATTAATCGCCAGTCATCAATGACATTGCCGATATCTGCAACAATCTTTTGCGTGCTGGGCTTAATATTTACACCCTTGAATGTGCCCATATCTGCAACGCTTCTAAATGCCTCGTTAATTTTAGAGAAATCAAGTACTGTATTAACTTCAGCCACCTTGCCCATCGTACTTTGGTACGATTTGCTACGAGCTTCACGCAATTTGGCTAAGCCATGGCGAGCTTCCTTAACAATTTCATCATGTATCGGAAAACGCATACCTTTTCTGGTTGCTTCACCTGCGCGGCCACCTTGGTATCCAGTTTCTGCAATGGTCCTAGTGACATCTTGTCCTACTCCAGTTAAACCACCAAGAATAGCTGTTGGAGGGATAGTCGCAACACTTTTCAAAGACTCCTTAAGAGTGCCAACAGGAACTCCAGATAACTTTTCAGCAGCAGTCGTCGCGGCCCCAATAGCTTTGGGAGTTTTCGCTGCAATATTAATAGGATCAATGGCCCTACCAGCAGTGCTAGCAATTGTGGCGAGTTTTCCAGCCGCACCCGGTGCTCGAGCCGCTATTGTGCCGCCACCAGTAAGGATCATTGAGAGATCTGCTAAGAATCCTACCGGATCATTGGCTGCAGTATTTTTTAAACCTTCAACTGAGCCATATCTTTCAACAAAGAAATCGCCCACAGCTTTGGCTTTTGCTTCATTGGGGCTCTCCCCTCCAGGGACGGCCAGCCTTATGGCACCATCAGCAATATCATACAAGGTACCGCCAGTTTCAATGGGATGACGAACAGCTTGCCAAATGTCTTTGAAGAATTGCTTACCGCTGCTCGGAACATTTTGAATTGCAGAGACGCCAACCTCACCCCAAGACAATGTTTTTTTCGGTGCACCATTAACTGCTTGTTGAACAGGTGTTTGTGCCACCGTATCGGCTCCTGGGAGCGTAGCTGGTGCACCTGCAGGTGCCGCTGAGGGCGCTGTTGACACTGAGGATGCTGCCCTCTCCTGTACGATACGTTTAACTGTATCTTGAATTACCTGATTATTTGTATTTTCAGGGAATTCAAGCAGAGTGCCATCAGATAATTGAGCACAGCGCTTGCCAGGTGGACATTCGGTCATGGGATAAGCTCTCCATGTTCATCAAATTGTAGAACTTTAGAAGCTGTGGGTACCGTGGGCACTGCAGATTTCTTTTCCCATGGACGTTTAACATCTGGATACATTTCCGCAAAATCCATCTTTTTACGTGCTAGACCCAGACTGTAAAGCCTCATTACATCATCAAGTGTTCTACCAAGATCTTTAACATCCAAGTAAGGATCGAGTGCACCAACTGCCGAAATCAACAACGACATTTCAGTATCTGACAACGCACCGAATGTCCCTCCAGCTGCCTTAATGTCAATCAGCTCTTGAAGACCGACAGCTGCCTTGATCTGCTCCATCTTCTTATTCAGAGCATATTGATCTGATTCAGGACGGTTTGCCAACATCTGACCAAGTGTGCCGCCAGTTGACCATTTGCTGGACAGATCCTTTATTTCTTCGATTGTTCTTTCCAATATTGGTTCACGATCTGTCTTGGTCATTATATCAAAACGACGACCGGGCATGGCTCTTTCATTATCTATTTCAAGGTCGGCTCGTTTGAGGAGCCTTCTCCTCTGCATAATGACTTCTGGATCTTGGTTTTTCTCCAATATCCGTAGCCTCTCTTCCTGCACTGAATGTCTTGCCTCTGCCAAAGTTGTAGATCGATCCCTTGCTTCTGCTGTTTTCTTTGCTATGTCAGCACGACTTCCTTCAATAATTGTGGTTGCGGCACCTGTCCCAGGTCTAGCCTCTCCTTCCGGCAAAACTAGATTCTTATTCCGAATAACACCAAATTTCCATAAATCCCGATCTTGTAAATATTCAGCATAGGTTCCGCCATACCCATCATTTTTAGCTTTTTCAAATTCAGCAAAACTCGTTGGATCTTTGACTGGTTTAGCTCCAGCAACTTCCATCGCACGTGTATGCTTTAGCTCCGCCGCTTCTTCGGCAGCGGATGTAGCCATTAATTGGCTTCGCAAATCACGGGCATATCTTTGAGCATACTCATTATCAGGTAACTCTTGCATCGCAGCAAGGCTGGCTTCATAACCTTGTGGCATTCCCTGAGTGAATGCCTCATCAGCTGCCCTCCTTTGACGAACATCTTCTCTTTGCGCCATACCTCCAAGAGCAGCATTAAAAAGTCTGCCAAAACCTTCAACATTGGTCGTGATCTCCGGCATCTTCCGGTTTTGTTCCATCATCAATCTCGCAAACCTATTGCGAGATGTCAATTCATCTCCCTTTCCGTATCCAAATCTAGTAGCCATTAGAAATCACTCCAATGCAATTCATCACATTGTATTCAAAAATTCTCATCCTACACCCCACTTCCAAGGTTGCGAGCCGGCCAGTAGAGCTGATTCACCAATACCATACAAACCTCTTCCCTGGGCGAGCCGATACTGGTTTTCCGCTTGAAATGCCTGATTAGCTTGATTAGCTGCTTGATTAGCTGATGCATATGCAGCCGTTTGATAATCAGGTGCAGCAACAGTAGCTGATGGAGTTTGAAGAAATTGAGGTGCTCCTGGAACCGAACCAGCCCTAAGAGCAGCAAGCTCTCCTATAGGGATGTTACGAAGCATTGCTAACTCGTTAATACGTCGATCACGATCTGCAGTCTCAAGACCAAATAAACGATCCATTTCTCCACCAGCCTGCATGTCAGCTGCTAATAATAAATCATTTCTTCGGCGATTGTCTTCGTCCATAGCTTCATTCCAGCCTTCACTCCCGTAAGTGAAACCTTGATTAGCTAAACTTGTTTCTAGCTGTTCTCTTCTTCGATCAAGCTGTGGTAGTGCCCGTTGAAGAATGGATTCTCGTGCTGCCAGACGTGTTGCCTCACTAGGAGTTGGTACATCGCCAATGCCAGAAATATCAAACGGTGAACTCAATGTCTCGCCAACTCTCCCAAGCTGCGCTTCAGCAATATTGGCATAGTCCTGAGACATCCTGAGGCCTGCATCATAGAGGCCTCGTTGCTCTGGAGATAATGTTTGATCCATCCTAATTGTAGGAATACCTTCAACTTCTTCACCAGTTTGAGAATATCTAATACTCCCCTCTGGCGAGTATTGATCAATAAGACCCATTGCACGACTTTGAAGCGCAGCTTCCTTATTATATTTTACTTGCTGATCGCTCGTCGTGACAGGACTCGGGATATAAATACGCTCAGGCGCAGATGGCTTGTTTTTCATAACAACCTCCAAAAAGCCTCATATAGTCAGGTTGAAGCATGCGCATAATTACAGCATGACGTTTAATGCCATATTGATGAGCCAATATCGCTTCTTTACGAAAGCCAATATGGGATGCAGCCTTCAGCATCTTCTCATTGGTATGCATTGTTGCAATCCATAATTTAAACACCTGCAATTGTTCAAATGGATATGACAGCACTTGATGAATGTTTTCTCTCCTTGCCCACATCGGATTGATTGATGCCATTGAGATCTGTACTGTCTTCAGGTTAGGACGATATTCATGAAATACAAAACCAGCAATCATTTTACCTTCTTTAGAAATTGCTGCACAAGACGTAGATGGTCCAAATTCATCAACGTAAGGCAGTTGATCAGCTACCCATTTTTGAACCTGATCATCTTGAAAAGTCACGATCATCAGATCTGGCCACCATTCACGAAGGTTAAATTTGTAGAAATCCATGATGGTCTAGCGACTGAAGAACTTAACCTTATCCTCACTGAACCTGCTCGCCCGACTCCCCTCACTCCACGCCAACCACGATAAATTTGTCCCTCTGAACCCCAAGTTCCAGAACCCCATGTAGAAGATCCCCAAATTGCTGATCCAACAGATGAAGGTCCAGGAAGACCTGTAGGTGCTGCAACTTGAAAATCTGTATTCACATCGACTGCTGGATTTGGATTACCATCACTTTCAAATATTGGTTCAGCTAATTTAAATAACTTAGATAAATCTGGTAAACCAAAATATGAAAATGCAGGAACAGCATCTGCTTCTATCTCCGTACCATTATCGCTTGTTCCATCATCAAATTTATAAACAACCCCATCATTCCCGCCCCAATACATATCATCTTCAAGTGGTCCAAAACAGACAGCATTAATTCCTGTAAATCTACATGGTGCTCCAGTAATAGTATTAAAAATATATTGAATAGACTCAGTTGCTGATTTAGGGATATTAAAAATGAGCATCGTTCCTTGTGCATAAACGATTGGCTGCCACCCATACACTGATCCATATCTAGTGACAGCAACATTGACAGCTTCATTGATTTGATCAGAAAGAGCCACAAGACGAGCTTGGCTACGATCAGTGCTTAGGATTCCGGATAACGGAACAAAACCATCTTGAGTTACGAGAATAAGATCGCTACCACCTTGAACCATGCATCGTCGACCAATGGGCTTGCCAATTCGAAAGACGCCAATCAATTCCCATGTTGCTGCTGCAGATGGATCAGTTCCAACATAAATAATTGCTTCACCTTCAGATGTTAAAAAGACAGCAACATCATCCATACCCGCACCTGAATCCCTAGTCCATGTCCCCATTGCCATGAGGAAACCACCCTTTCTGGCAATGCCATGTAATGGGAATTCTGTTGCAGTTCCTGTAATAGCATTGGTCGCTAAATACCAAGCCGATAAACTATCCTCTTCACCAAACCATAAACGACGTTGGTGGAGATTGCACCATATCAAATTCGCAACCGTTGGGCCAGTTCCTCCAAAAGTAGACCATGATGATCCATTATATGTTCTTGGAACATCTGCACCATTAAAAGCAAGCAGAAACTGACCTGCTGCTGTGCCTATATTAACGTGTTGCCAACGTGCATTAGTCATACCCGATACAACTGCAGAACCCACAGCGCCAGAAGAAGAAATATCAAAAATATTACCACCATTTGCGGCAAATAATTTACCTGCTCCAGTTAATGGAACATAAGGGATTAGAGATTCAATAGAACCAGCCATTCCGGTGGCATAAGATGTATTTCCTTTCCTGAGTGTTAACTTTGCTGTTCCAGGAAACCAATTATCCAAAATAACAGCATGTGTCGGATCCATCATCGACAAGGCCTGTCGAGTATCCCAGCCACCGATCGGAACAGGTATGGAAACCGACTGTGCCACTTAGAAATCTCCTCCGTAGCTTGCTCTTGAGGCTTTGGGCGTACCGTCAAAATGACGAGTGTTCTGGGCAAAAATATCCCCAACAACACCAATATTTCCACTAGCTGCGTCATTATCAACAAGTGTATTGAATCTATTCTCATAAGCTTGAGCAGCCATCTGCCAAGGTTGGTCCTGCTGAAGCAGAAACTCATAGATCGCACCAAGTGTAACAAGTTCTTCATCAATGATCGTGATATCAGTATCAAGAGTCATGGCAGTCTTTTCAGTGCCTGTTGCAGCAACATCGCACCAATTTATATTAACATACTCGTAAGCAATTGTATTTCCAGCAGGGAGAACAGGAGAGGTTAAAAACACTCCACCTCTGTAACGGAACTTCTTATTTTGACTAGAATAGGTTTGAACTTTAAGACCTTGCCATTCAACTGCACTAATCGGGCCAGAAATAAGATTGTTGGTTGAACGGTCCCAGCAGGTTTCAGGAATGAATCTACCAAAATCTGTTGGGATTGGAGTTGCGGTTGTTTGGGCTTCTAAGGCTACAGATGTAAAAGTATGCTGTTTGGTCAAAATGTCCCAAGCATATGACAATTGCAAACGCTTGCCGACCTTATTGATCAAGCGAAGATAGTTCTGAGCATCCTGATTTGTATTACCAATGATGGTCGCTGGATTTGGTCCAGACGTCTCGTAGGCAATATCGTCTGCTATTGAAAGAAGCGTCACAACTATCTGTCCCCTGCTCTTAGCCAAATGTGCGTGCCATTCGGAGCAGTAGATCTATTTTTGCACTTGGATGGGCTATCAAACCAACCTTTCCCAATAGAGCCATTGTCGAACTGAGTCGCCTCGATAGTTCCATCTTTACCATCCCTGTACCCGTGGACTGGACCACCGACTTGACGAATGGTTATCTTTTCTGAATGATCAGGCGCGTCTTCAGCTTCAAGCTCTTCAGCTTGTGCAACGAGTTTATCCTTCGTCTCCTTGGCATCCAGCTGAGGAAACATTTCAACAATATTTCTTTTCGACATACTCGAAAAATCTGTCACGACAATCTCCTAGAATCAGAATGATGGGCCATCACGAAGGATGGCCCATCATCAGATTTACGCCGAACCCTTCATGAGACCATTATTAACCAACACCGTTCTCATGGCGTTGACCAAGTCGATCATGTCATTCCGGTTTGAGGCGGTATCGTATGCCCCAGCAGTGGCACCTGTGCCACCCGCAGGAGCAGCCGCTTGGGCTGCCGCAGCAGGTTGTGCAATAGGTGTTGCACCGTGAAAGGCAATAAGCTCAGATGAAGACTGCCCAAGGCAGGTTCCATCTGTATTTCCATCACCAATGTACTCAACAGTCATGATAGTTCTCCTAACTGACGCCCCACCAAATTAAGCAGGATGTCAATCATTCAAAGTTAAGCAGTACCACTAACACGATGGGCCAAACGAGAGTCAACAGTCTTGACACCATACAAAATGTCAAGTCTCCATTTGGAAATGTCATTCGTGCCATCATACACCGGAATCACTCGAACGTTCGTTCCTTTGTATGACTGACGTCCAACATCTACAGCACCTGGAGGAGAAACAAGTGGCACGCTAACCAGAGCAAAAGCATTCTGATTGAACACCATATTCTGGCGATAGCCTGTCGCTTCCGTTCCAACTTCAGTTAGTGCTGCACCATCAGCAATTGTGGCAGAAATGTTCTGATGCGCACCCGTCAGGATCGCAGCAGGAGTGATCGTCATCGTGATCGCACCTGATGTATCGCTGATATCTGCAGTGATGGCAAACTGCTTCAAAAAGCCAAGATCGACTTTTGTTACAGGATTCACTGCATTCACATTGGCAATGGTGAAAACATCACCTTGCTTCAATGAAGTCGCACCAGAGCTCCAACCATCTGTGATCAAGGACATTGTATCTGTGTCCTTTGAAGCTGCATACGTAGTTTCCTGCGCAGCTCCATTCGTCAGAGGTGTGGAGCCTGTTGCCCAGTTTGTTCCGACTGTGTGTGTCGGTACATTCTGAGACATCAGAACTTCAAGTCCGCCAACATTTCCGAGGGAACCGTTTCGATACGCACTATTAGCAGAGCGTTCAATGTACAATCCCGTCAGATTTCCAACCATCCCCCAATGATCTGCCGGTGAAAGAACTGCACTCCGGCCATCAACCGGATTTGCCATTTCATCCATCCGCTCCGGTCCCAAGGCGAGATCAGCAAAACTGTTGATCGTTTGACCTGGAGTACCGACCCATGAGGGAACGTCTTTATAGAGTGCCATCAGATCAGTGTCAACCTGGTTAGCCAGCTGAATCATTGCTGGTTTTATGACACGCTCAGATAACTCTTTGATGCTCAACGTCAACTCTTGTGACGTGAACTCAAAGTCAACACCCTTACGCTTATCAACAGTTAGCGTGAATTTGCCTTCTGTTGTGTCTTGAACATTCATCACAGCACCGTCTCGAACTGTGAAGTCCATTGGGCGTCTGACTGAGATCGAATCCCCAATCTCATACCCATTTATGTTCTTGGCAAATTCCCCTTCATAGCCACGAAATACTTTCTTGGCCATAACGAGGTTATTGTCAAGCTGAAGCACAGCCGCCTTAGCGATTATGCTCGCAGTTAACAGAGTATTAGCCATGATTGGCTCCTATTCTTGCCCGCAATGGGCGTTTCGGATATCAGCTATCAGGATGTAATCCTAAGTGCTTGCTCAATTGACCCATCGACATTTTTTCAGGATCATTTGAAACTACACCTGCATTGCCCGCCGACTTCATTTGTGTGACTGGCTGTGCTACTGCTGATGTTGATTTACGTGAGACTTGCTTCCTCTTGGTTGCCATGCGATCATAAAGCATCGCTTTATACGCCCATTCTGTGACTCTGGGATTGTGCGACCACTCTTCAGCGGTAGCTTTGTCCATGCCACTAGCGATGGCGTATTTAACCACTTCAGGAGCTTTCTCAGATGAGAAGTTCTTGATGCGGCCATCGAGAACTGCCTTACCCTTTTCAGCTACCCGGACAGATTCCTCTGCTTGTGCTGAATTAAGTCTGGTCTCATATTCACCGACTTGTGCAACGACGTTATCAAACTCAGATTGTTTCTGCGATAACAGATCCGAAACACGTCTCGCTCGATCAGATTGTTCCTGCCTGACAGCAGGATCGGGATCTTGCGAATTCCAGAGTGCATTGGTATCAACTTGTCGCAATTGGGCAATCTCAGATTGAATTTGCATGCCTCGTGTATAAGTTGTCAGTACATCGCCATTGAGTTGGGTCAAGTTATCTAGCGCACTTGAACGTGCCTCTAGTCCTTTCGCCATATCAGCATTGGCTTGAGACTTGCCTGTGTAATCGCTCCAAATACCCGAAGCGAATTCTTGCACACGACCAGCAAGTTCTGGTGGAAGAGAGTCCTTCAGAACTTCAAGCTTAGTTCCGCCAAAATCGAACTCAATTGTCTCGGCAGTTTCGCCTTCAGATTCATCAGAGTTTGGCTCTTCAGATTCGTCGCCAGACGATTCGCCACCTTCTTCTGCATTAGCCGCTGCTTCAACATCAATGAAACCATCATCGTCTGGCAAAGCAGGATCCAGAGTTTCAGTGGGTGTAACGTCTATCGTCTCAATTGTTTCAGCCGCCTGTTCAACAGGTGCATCTACAACTGGGATTGGTGCAACTACTTCTGGGGCAACTTCGCCACCGGCGACGGTTGTCTCATCTGCCATCATACTCTCCTTTTTTGGATGTCTCTCTCGAGTGGCATCCGGTTGTGATCATTTATAGCCATAACTCATTAATGACCCGTCCAACTGGGGGCAAAATCGTCTTGTCTCATGCCCAAGGGTCTCCCGGTTCATAACCGGCATAGGGTTCATTTTGTCGCCATTCATCATATCGCTCGGTGTCGGCGCGGGTTGGTGCCGAGACGACTCGTGGCGCGGACGGCGTAGTCGTTTGGGTTGGTGTCGCCCGAATTGTTTGTAAATCCGAAACACTTTCCGCATAGGGTACTGGTGATGCAGCGGTGCGATTATAACCCGTTGGCGACCATCCAGGTCCGCCTCCAAGTTCTGATGTCCGAATTTGCTGAAGCTCGTTCCATGGCATGCCAGCAGGTCCAGCCGGATTTGCATACATAGCTGGACCAGCAATACTTGTTGGTTGGTACCAATCAATTGCTGATGCTCTGCTGGCTGGGCTGGCTGGTCTAGTGATTGGAGCTGAGGTTCCGTGTATTGCCCGTTCATCCTCCAAGCTAGTAGGTACGCTATAGTCTATTGTCCCAGTACCACTACCAATCTGATCCCCAAGTTTACCACCTAGCCAACCGCCTACCATTGAGCCGATGCCGGGCATTAGAGCCGTACCTATTGCAGTTCCCGCAGCAGTGCCCGCTGCCTTGGAAGCATTCATACCTCCTGCGTAACCCCCAACACCTGCTCCAATGGCTTGCCCGGCTGGCCCGAGTAAACTTCCAATTAAACTTCCAGCACCTGATGTTAACTGTTCTCTTGATGGCCAACCAGATCCCCATCCCCATCTATTGGGGGATCTGACATTTCTGAGTGCTGCATCTGGCTGTGTTGAGTCATCCGGTCGCCATCCAGGCCCACCTTGAGCGCTTACTTGACCAGGAAACATCGTCTCATATTCTGTGGTGGGTCCACGTGTATCATCACGTCCATGTGAAGTCATTAGAAAATATTGAAGTGGGGTCATTGTGGAAGCACCTCTGCAGCTTGACGTAAAGCCTCGCTAATCGCTGCCTCTTGATCCTCAGGCAATTCGCCATCAATTGACTTATTAAGAATGACCTTGGCTAAATCAGTCATTCTGTCGAGCTCATTCTGACCCGATCTCCAGTTACGATCATCCTGAGCTAATTGTCTGTCATATTCCCATTGCAATTTTGGAGGAACTGCTGCACTTTCCTTAAGAGCCAGTTCTCTAGAATCATTCTCAATTTTCTTTACATCACCCTGCGCTTTGATTGTTGCAGCTTCATTATTGAACTTTTCTGATTCCAATTCTTTCTGCAACTCTGCAATTTCAGACATCACCTGATCTTTTATTTGAGCAAATTCCTGGTCCTTAGCTTGCAATTCTTGAAGGAGGGCTGCAGCTTCTGGATTGTCGCTGTCTGTCTCAGCTTCTTCAGCTTTGCGAATCGCCTCCGGCAATATAAGCTGAAGACGCTTGGCAACTTTATCAGCACCAACGAAATCCATATGATCAAGTAACACATCACCCAAAAATGCAGCAGCATCAGGAACCTGTCGCATGATCTCAATAAGAGTTTCACGTGTTTCTTCCCTCTGGGTGGAGAATGATGGCCCAGTGCTCACAGTTACATCATATTTGCCCACACTCAGATTGTACAATGCCGGACCTCCATCTGGTCCCTTTTGACTTGATCCCCCATCTTGCTGTGTAAGATTGACGATATTCTCTTTCTGATCCTCACCCAAAATACGAATAGCGGATCTCGTCGAGTACACAGATGGTATAATCTCGATAAGAATCTCTCCGGCATAACGAATTGCTCTTGTGAGATTGTCGATGAAGTGGAAGTTGCTGACGTCTCCTTGTCGTTCCCTTGCGAGAATAGCTTTTCCGCTCGTTTCATTGGACCGTGCTCCAAGTGATGAGTCGAAAATTCCAGTGATTGATTTCATATCATCAGCAGCACTCATGGCTTCCTGCAAGGCACCCGTCGGGACACCTGCAAACTCCTGTCTGCGCGGTGCCTCACCAGCATTCTTATCATATTCAAGGTATTGGTGAGAACGGGTATTGGCGCTGGCCCACTTTGTCT